CCTATGGATAGGATATCACCTGCTGTAGAAAAATTAAAAGCAACATTAACTTCAAGACCTCCAGTATTTACAATAACACCTAGAGAAGATTCTGATGTAAAAATAGCAGATGTATGGAGAACCATCATGGGTTATATATGGGAAAACTCTATGGGTGATATGCAGATGAAACAAGCTATACATGATTATGCTGTAGCAGGTTTAGGATATATGTATGTATATATTGATGGAGAAGCAGACTTTGGCAGGGGAGATGTAAAATTTAAAAATATAAATCCTTTCAGGGTTTACACACCTCCAACTACTAGAGACAGGTTTTTGGTAGACTCTGAAAGTATTATTTTATCAACAATATTAAACAAAGGACAAGTTTTAGGTTTGTATCCTGAGTTAGGTCCAATAACAGACCCAATAACAGGAGAACAAACAAAAGGTATTATAGATAAAATATCTACTATATCTTACACAGAAGAAGATTATCCTAATGCACAAAATAAAAACTCCATGTCTACATTTACACCATCTGATACAGACAATTTAGATTACAGAGATTATGCAAGGTATCAAATATTAGAAAGATATTATAAGGTTAAGGTAGTTTTTTATAGAGTTTTAAATACTGCAACAGGACAAGAATTTATTTTTAATGAACCTGATATGGAAAGGTTTATGGAAAACCCTGAGAATCAAGATGGTATTCAAAATGGAGTTATTCAAATAGTTCAAGTTCCACAGACAAGAGTAAAGGTTTGTGCAACTATGGGTGAAGTTGTTTTATATGAGTCTATATTAAATACAGATATTTATCCAATAGTAGCTATGCCAAACATTTGGACGGAAAGTCCATATCCTAAATCAGATGTATCAAGAGCTAGACCAATGCAAAGACTATTAAATAAATTATGGTCATTAGCTTTATCTCATGCACAAGCATCAGCAGGCTTAAAATTATTAGTTCCTTTGGGTAGTGTAGAAGATTTAAACCAATTAGAAAAAGATTGGGCTAACCCAAATGCTGTCATTGAGGTAGACTCATCTCAGGGAGAACCCCATTTCCCTGCACCTCAACCCCTTTCAGGTGAGTTTTATAGATTAATTCAACAATGTGAATTTTATATTGATTTTATATTTGGGTTGCCTGAAATGTTACATGGATTTGCAGAAAAAGCACCTGAGACTGTAAGAGGAACAGAAAATATGGTAGCTTTGGGTCAACAAAGACCGAAGTCTAAATTAAGAGATATTGAGTTTAGTGTGAACAGACTTGGTAAAGTTTTATATAATTTTTCAAAAGGTCATTATACTTTTCAAAAAATGTTTAGGTTAGTTCAACCTAATAATGACTTAACAGAAACTATGGTAAACATTTATGATGATAAAACTCAACCAATAATTGACATAGCAAAAGATAGATATAAATTAGATCAACACGATATAAAAATAGAATCAGGCTCTACATTACCAACAAGTAAGTGGGCAGAGCTTGGTGTTTATATGGAATCATATAAGATGGGTCTTATTGATAAAGTAGAAGTGTTAAAGAAAAACCCAGAGATTTTTGACAAGGAGGGAATCTTGAGAAGAACAGACGAGAAACAACAATTAGTTTCACAATTACAAGCCCTTTCTGGTCAAGTTAAGAAATTGCAGGGAGACCTGCAAACTGCTCAGAGGGAATCTGTAGCTGACAGAAAGAGAGTGGCTGTTGAAAAAACAAAAGCTAGACTTACTGAAATAGCTGCAAAATCTGAAGCAGATAGAAGAGTGGAATCCAATAGAATGCAAAATAAGGTAAGGCTCGAAGCAGAGAGATTAAGGCGAGAAGCAGAACGCATTAGTCAGGCTCTAAAGGCTTAGAGATATCTTAGGAAGGAGTAAATGAAGTGGAAACCAATAAAGACGGATTAGATGTAGTAAAAGATACAGTAGCAGCTCAAGAATCAGAAACATTAACTATGGAGCAACCTGAACAAACTATGGAACAACCAATATCAGAAAATACTGATTGGCAAGCTGAAGCTAAAAAGTTTCAATCTATGCATGACAGAGTTCAAGCAGAGAATGCAAAATTAGCACAGTTAAAACCAATTGGAGATCTTTTGGAAAAAAGACCTGATATTACACAAACTATAGAACAGATGATTGTTGACCCAAATAGTGGTTCAAAGAAACAAGAGACTACAGTAGATGAAAGTGAATTTAATCCATGGGATGCCTATTATAAACCCGAATCACCATCTTATAAATTTCGTAGAAAAAAAGAAGAGGAAGTAGTTTCCGATGCCATGGCACAAGTACGAAATGAATTTGCTGAGAGGGAAGAACAGGCACAACAGAGACAATACCTAAATCAAACTGTAAGTGATTTAAGAACAAAACATAAAATGAGTGATGTTGAAATATCAGAATTTTTGGATTGGTCTAATCAACCGAAAGAAGCAGTTGGTATAGGTAACTTAGTGAAGCTATTTAAAGA